AGCGGAGTAGTTACCGCTATGATAGCAACCGCCTTGGCTGGCGGGCAGGATGCAACTGTTGCCCAAAAAGGCGATCTGCACTTTGATGCTACTAATATTTACATTGCTACTGACGATGTAGCTATTGATGATGATGGCTCAAAGTGGCGTAAAATTGCACATTCTGCCCTGTAAGGGGTGAGGTAAATGATTATAACCCTGGAAGAGACTAAAGGTTATTTACGGGTAGATAATACTGAGGATGATGCGCTTATTACATCGCTTATAAGTGCATCCGAAACATACCTAAGTAATGCTACTGGCAATACCTTTGATGGCACTAATAGCCTTGCAAAACTGTTTTGCTGGGTATTGGTAACCGACTGGTACGAGAACAGGGAGTTAGCAATCGGTAAAATCGGTGAAAAGATTCGCCCTATTGTGGATAGTATGCTGGCCCAACTAAGCCACTGCTATCATCCGCCGGAGGTGGTCGAATGAACCCAGGCAAACTAGGGCACCGCGTAACCTTGCAGGAATACAAGGAAGTTGTGGACCAATACGGTACTCCCATTGACCAGGGTTGGCAGGACGTGGCTACCGTCTGGGCATCGGTCGAGCCGATCAGGGGCAGGGAGTATGTGCTCTTGCAAAATACGCAGTCAGAGCTAACCACCCGGATCCGCATCCGGTACCGGTCAGGAGTGAAACCGGCGATGCAGGTACTATATGGTACCCGGGTGTTTGATATCCAGTCAGTCATCGACCCGGAGGAACGGCACAGAGAGCTGCAGCTCATGTGTAACGAAAAGGTCGGTGATACCTGATGGCCGATATTGAATTTGATACCACTGACTTAGACAAGTGGGAAAAGCGCCTTTTGCCGATTATCCGTGATACGGCACCTAAAGAATTTAAAAAGACTGTCCGCCAGGCAGGGAATCTGCTCCGGAAGAAAGCCCGGAGAAACACCCCAAAAGAATCTGGTGAACTGCGTAAGAGTTATCGCGTCTGGATGAGGCGCCGGAATATATACGAGGTCGAGGTCGGTACAAAAAAATACTATGCCAAAATGGTTGAGGAAGGACATGAGTTAGTAAGGGTTATTGGGCGATTTAAAAAAGGTCGCCGAACCTACAGGATTAAAAAAAGGCTCGGCTTCGTTCCTGGTAAATTCTACTTTCGTAAAGCCTACGAAGAAACAGAAAAAGAACTACCCAAGCACTTGAAAGAATCAATCCGGCGAATAGGGAAGGAGATGGGCTTCGATGTATGGTGATAGTTTGGATGCACTTCGAGGCCTGCTCCGGACTGCCTTTCCCACCGTAACAAGAATATATGTGTCAACCATGCCGGCGCCATTTACCCGGCCCTGTTTTTTTGTACAGATGGCCACCGGCACCGAGGCCCATCTAAGCCGGTCAATGTATCAAGTAAATATGACCTGGCAGATAGTGTATTTTGCACCTTTGCTTAGCACAGGCCAAGCTGATGTTTTTAACCAATTAGATGTATCCAGTAAGCTGAAAAAATTATTCATGGAGGCAATGTCCCTGACATATGTCGAGCCTGCTGTAAAATCAACGGGATTTGTTAATGTGACAGTCAGTGATGCGGTAGCTGTTCCAAATGGAACAGTTTTTCAGACCGCTAAAAAAATACAATTTGCATCGACAGCTGATATTGAAACAGAAGAGGCGGGGACAATTGAAATTTCCGTACAAGCGGTTAAAGCCGGCATGAGTGGCAATGTCACCAGCAACACGATTATTGAAATCGTTTCAGAGATATCTGAGGTTACAGCTGTCACAAATCCGGCAGCCACCACAGGGGGCGTGGATGCCGGAGAGCCGGTTGTTTTTCACATTATTGAAACAGAAGGCGGCCCAAGAGATGCAGAGGTTTATATTACTGTTAGTTTGCAGGCAGAATTAACTAGACCGAAAGAAACTTATGATCTCATTACTGAGATCGAACATGAACAGGAGGGGTAAGCATGGGACTTCCCAGTGTAAATATTATTTTTCAATCTAAAGCAATTGCCGCAATGAAGCGGGGGGCGGTGGGAACACTGGCCGTGGTGCTTAAGGATGCCAGTGTAGCAGAGTTAACTGAAATCATTTTACAGGATATTGCTGATATACCAGATACTTTAAGTGCTACCAATCAGGAATATCTGGAACAGGCCTTTATGGGTACGCCTAAAGAAATAAAGGCGGTAGTCATACCCAGCACCGAGGTTGATTATGACGATGCTCTGAATTATTTGGAGACTATAAAATTCAACATTATGGCCGTTCCTGGGATTGCCGATGTTGACGTGACTAACATAGCCACTTGGGCGAAGGGCATGAGAGATACCAAGGAAAAGAAGATCATGGTCGTGCTGCCTAAGAATGCAGCTGATCATGAGGCTGTGGTGAACTTTGCGACTGACGACATCATTGTGGGCGAAACTACTTACACCGCCAGTCAGTACACTGCCCGGATTGCCGGCCTGATTGCCGGGCTGCCGCTAACTGTAGCGCCAACCTACCGGCGGATGAATGAGGTTGACGATGTGCCACACCTTATCAAGGCCGATGCAGACGTCGCGGTGGATGCCGGCAAACTGATCCTTTATCACGACGGAGTCAAAGTTAAGATTGCCCGCGGCGTTACCAGCCTGACCACGACCACCGAGACAAAAGGCGAGGCTTGGAAGAAAATCAAAGTAGTCCGCATCCTGGACATGATGTACCACGATATCAAGGAAACCATCGAAGACGCCTATGTCGGCAGTATCCAGAACAGCTACGAGAATAAACTGCTGTTATGTGCGGCCATTAACGCCTATTACGAAGTTTTGGAGCAGGAGCGTGTTCTGGATCCCGGAAAGAACCGGTGTGAAATAAACCTGGTAGCTCAGAAGACCTATCTGAAGAGCATCGGGGAGCCTGTTGACGACATGCGGGAGCAGGAAATCAAAGAAGCTAATACCCGCGACAAAGTATTTTTAACCAGCACTGTACGGCCACTGGATGCAATGGAAGATGTCCAGCTGATCGTAAATCTGTAGGAGGTGGCTTAAGTGGCTAATTCTGAACGTGTGATAAACGGCACTTTTGGCGAGGTCTGGCTAGACGGTGACAAGGTTGCCGAGTGCTATGGCCTGGAAGCAAAGGTGGAGTTTGAAAAAGAAGAAATCGCTATGTGCGGACAGCTGGGTGTCGATACAAAGATTATGGGCTACAAGGGTACCGGCAGCCTGAAAATGCACAAGATGAATAGCAGGATGATGTTGAAATTATCGGATAAGGTTAAGGCCGGGAGCAACCCCAGGCTGCAAATTCTATCCGCGCTTAAGGATCCGGCTGCCGATGGCGGCGAGCGGATTTTGATTAAGGATGCAGCTTTCGACGATATGACCTTGGCCGGGTGGGAGGCCAAGAATAAGGGCGAGGTTGAGTGCCCATTTACGTTTACGGACTGGGAGCTGCTGGACACCATCCAGCCGAGAGAATAGGAGGATAAACCATGAGTAGGACTTTAGACTTATTGTTGAAGCTTGACCAATCAAAACTAAAAAGACCCCGCAAAGAGGTTGAAATAAAGCGGCTTTCTGACCTTACAGGTGAGAAGGTCGCTTTTGTTTGCGAGGCATTGACCGCGGATGAAATGGGCGGCATCCAGGAGATGGTTCTGGATGTGAAAAAGCAGGATGTGGATATTCCGGAAATGCAAGCGCTTACCGTTCTGGCCGGGGTAAAAGAACCGAATCTGAAGGACAAAGACTTGCTAGGCTGCTACAACGTACCCACCCCGAAAGAGCTTTTGCGGAAATTGCTTCTCCCAGGGGAGATTGCTGCATTGTACCAAACCATTTCTGATTTATCCGGATATGGTGAAGGCGCGGTGCGAGAAGTAAAAAACTAATCAAAACGGACGTCCTGGTTGAGATGATGTATTACTACTGGTCGAGGAAGGGAATCAGGCCGTCCGAATTTTACAACATGCCCCCGGGTGAACAGATGGTGGTCCGGGCTTTTTACGAAGAAGAAATCCGGGAAAGAAACCGAATGGCTAAGTCTGGCGCATACTGCCCTAGTTTGTGGTAATCCTTTTTAAGGCGGTGAAAAGATGATATTAGGCGCGACAATTAGATTAAAAGACCAGTTTACTTCTGTTATGAAACAAGCCCGGCGCTCCACGGAGGAAATGTCAAAAAGCATGAAGATGGCCGGGCTCCAGGCTAACCGCATGAAGAAGGATTTTCAGGAAGCCTATGAGGCTGCAAAGCCCCGCAATATGTTTGATAGCGCAAAACAAGTTGGTGCCGGGATGACGGCAGCGGGGATGGCCGGAGCGGCAGCGCTTGGGGCAGCAGCAAAAAGCTCAATAGAGTTTGAAAGTGCTTTTGCTGGGGTTCGGAAAACGGTCGATGCTTCCGAAGAAGAATTTGAGGCCATGAGGAATCAAATCCGTGCCATGACCCGTGAAATACCAGCAACCCATGAAGAAATAGCAGGGGTAGCTGAGGCAGCCGGTCAGCTTGGCATACAGAAAGAAGCCATCCTGGGATTCACCCGGACGATGATTGACCTGGGCGTGGCAACTAACATGACCTCTGATGAGGCGGCTACTGCTCTAGCCAGGTTTGCAAATATTACGCAAATGAGCGCACAGGACTATGATCGCTTGGGGTCCACGATTGTGGACTTGGGGAACAACCTTGCTACAACCGAAAGCGAAATTGTGGCCATGGGTCTAAGACTGGCTGGAGCCGGTAACCAGGTAGGTATGACTGAAGCGCAGATCATGTCTTTCTCTGGCGCTTTATCATCTGTCGGAATTGCCGCTGAAGCCGGTGGCACGGCGTTTTCAAAAGTTATGATCGACATGGCCAGCGAGGTTGCCACAAACGGCAAGAATTTGCAGAACTTTGCTAAAGTGTCTGGTATGTCTGTGGCGCAATTCAAAAAAGCCTACAAGGAAGATGCGTCTGGTGCTATCATTTCATTCATCGAGGGTTTGGGTAGAATGTCAGATGCAGGAGAAAACGTATTTGGCATACTCGACGATATGAATATGTCTGAAATTCGAGTGCGGGATACTTTGCTCCGTGCGTCTGGGGCCGGGGATTTGTTCCGTAAGAGCATGGAAACGGGTACAAAAGCCTGGGAGGAAAACGTGGCTCTCACCAACGAGGCTAGGGAGCGCTATAAAACAACCGAGTCACAGCTTAAGATGCTTAAAAATACCGTAAGGGACGCAGGAATAACTGTAGGAGATATACTTTTGCCCCATATTGTTAGCGTGTCTCAAACTTTGAAAGGATTTATAGGACACCTTGACAAAATGTCTCCGGAAATGAAAAAAATGATTGCCGTAACATTCATAGCGGCAACCGGTCTTTTGCTCTTAGGCGGTCCTCTTCTTCTTTTGGTAGGCTTTTTACCTTCAATAGCGGCGGGCTTTGCAATGTTAGGGACGGTTAGTCTCGGGATACTCGGCCCCATAGCCCTGGCAATAGCTGCTGTCGCGGCTGCCGGGTACCTACTTTACAAGAATTGGGACAAGGTAAAAGCTTTTGGGCAAAAAATGTGGGCTGACCTGATGAAGCAGATTGAGCCTTTTGTTCCGTATTTCCAGAATGTATTCAACGCAGTGATAGCCATTTTACAAGTAGGCTTTACAATTGCTAAAGGAATAGTTGAAACAATGCTAGTGCCCATAACAGCAATATTTGCCGGAGCTTGGGAGTTTGCCAAAAATGCCGTATTTATAGCAGTGGAAACCATGATAGGTGTTACCGGTGGCCTAATCCAAGCCCTGAGCGGAATTATTGACTTTATTGTTGGAGCGTTTACCGGTGACTGGGGGAGAGCCTGGCAAGGTGTGCAGGATATATTTGGAGGGATATTCAACGGCCTGGGGGCACTTGCTAAGGGGGCTATAAATACGGTAATAGGAGTTATTAACTCCGGGATAGCCGGAATAAACGCGATTAAGGCACCGGATTGGGTGCCTGGTATTGGTGGTAAAAGCCCGAATATCCCGTTAATCCCGAGGTTAGCCACCGGGCTTGATTATGTACCTTATGATGATTTTCCAGCGGTACTGCACAAGGGGGAGATGGTCCTCACCCGAACAGAAGCGGATCAGCATAGAGCAACCGAAACCAGGCAGGAAACCAAAACCGTAAATAACCGGGGCGGCAATAATATCACAATCAACATTAACGCCAAAGACAAAAGCGTAAAACAGATTATTAATGAGCTTGTACCTGCCCTGGAATTAGCGTTAGCAAATACCTGATAAGGAGGTAGCACAGGTGGATATATTTCTTTCGATCAACAATCGGGAACAGGTCATGCAGCTGCCGGTGTTACCAAAAGAATTTAAAATACGTACTGGTATGAAAAACGAAAATTACGACACGATCAGCCAGGGCGAAATAAAACTGATAGGTCTGCCGGCCCTGGCTAGTATCGCCTTGGAATCATTCTTCCCGGTGAAGGATTATCCGTTTCTGCGGGACCGTACTTATTCCGGCTGGGAGTGTGTAGAAATGATTGAGGCATGGAAGGTCCGGCGGGTACCTATTCGGTTAATTATCACGGACACGCCAATAAATATGGCCTGCAGTATCGAGACGTTTGAGTACGGACCACAAGACGGCAGCGGGGATATCTACTACACCTTGGAGTTGTCAGAGTTCAAGTTTGTAAATTTGGGGTGATAGTATGGCCCATAACCTTTATTGCATAACAAATAACAAGCAATACGACATCACTCCGATCACTGGCCTGCTCACTTGGAAAAGTTCTATCGACCAGTTGGGTGTCCAGCTGGATTTTGAGATCGCGTATAACGATGACCGATACTTCCCCATAAACCCAGTGGATATTGGCAGCATGATAGTGCTTGCCGGGCAAGCCGAGGTGTTCCGGGGCATAGTTGTCACGGAAGCAAAGGCGGGTAGGGGAGCAATCCAGTATACTTGTTTTGACCCGGCTTTCTATCTCAATCAAAGCAAGGCCATATACCAGTTCAAAAAGATGGCCGCTGATGCTGCTATAAAGAAAATATTGGGTGATTTCGGGGTGCCGATCGGCGGTATCGCCGGTATGGGTATGCCCATCACGCAGATCTACAATGATAAAATTGTAGCTGATATCATCCGTGATATCCTGGACCGGGTAGAGCAGGAAACCGGCGCCAAGCACCGGATGGAAATGAGAGCCGGGAAACTGCATATCGAAAAGCAGGTAGACCTGCTAATAAAGCCGGTCTTTAAGCTGGCAGAGAACATTGCTCCTGCTCCGGTAACGGCGGCTATATCAAACCCGACCAGGCGGAGAAGCATCGAAGAAATGCGAAACAGCATTAAGATAGTCAGCGAAGATAATATCGTTGGGGAAGCAAAAAATGACGGGCTAATCAAGCAGTACGGCCTGCTACAGGAAGTACAGTCGATTGACAAGAAGGACGCTGCCCAGGCTAAGCAAATAGCTCAAAACCTGCTTAAGGACCTGGGCCGAATTATGGAAGAGAACAGCATCGAGGTACCCGGCCATGACGATGCTCGGGCCGGCCGGCTCATAGAGGTCGAGGAACCGGTCACCGGCATGACAGGACGATACCTAATCAATGATGTAACGCATACAGTCCGAAATGGCATCCATACCATGCAGCTAGGCCTGGGGGTGATGTAGGTGGATGGCATTGCAAAGCTGGCCAGCCTACTGAAAGATAGGGATAATCAGCCCTACCTGGGGCCGCAAATTGGAGTAGTGGTTGCTCCGCCGCCGGACATAAGGGTAAGCCTGGGCGATAAAATTATACTCGACAAAGACAACCTCATCATAGCCGCCCACGTTCTGGCTGACTACCAGCGGGAGCTTGAAATCACTGGTGAAATTGATATCACAGGTGCGGCCGGTAAGACAACGCTTATCCAACCGCCTCCCCCCGAGGAGCCGGTGGTGGTATCAGAAACTTGGGGAATGCAATCCACGTCACTTGAAGGGCAAGAGAAGATCACCGGGGCAATGAAGTACACGGACACATTAAAGGCCGGGGATGAAGTGATTTTAATTCCCTCAACTGACGAGCAGCGGTATTTTGTCATAGACAAGGTGGTGAGGCTATGATGCTACCTGAAATAACCCAACTTGAATTTAAACAGCCGGAACCGGCGCAACCGGTGGATCTGGGTGTGTCATTCCAATACGATTTCCAAAAAGGTGAATTTGTTCTTAGAGACGGAAAATTGGTTCCTGTTAAGGACCTGGCGGCTATACGGGTGTGGATTGAGAAGGTCCTTCGGACAGAGAAATTTAGGTTCAAAGTTTACGAACAACCGGCAGGTCAGGACGAATATGGAGTTACTATTGAGGATCTGATTATGGGGCATGATTACCCCAGGGCTTTTCTGGAGGCCGAACTCCGGCGGGAAATTAACAATGCTTTACTTAGGCACCCCCGGATTCAGTCATTGAGTAACTGGAAGATTATTAAGGACAACCCTTATCTTGATGTGGAATTAGACGTAAACCTGAAAGATGGGGAAGTTTTTAGCCAGGGGGTGAGATGGTAAATGCCAGAACAGATAAGAGCCAGGATGCTGGCAAGGATCCCACCGGGGTATGATACTTCGGAAGGGTCCTTTTTTTATGATGTACTGCAGGCCGTAGCCATTGAGCTTGCCGCCCAGGGAGGCG